AGCAGCACCGGGGGCGGGCATAGAACCTGCTCCCGCTGAAGATGTGAAATACTACAAAGCAGCAGTTTGTTTTAAAACATACTTCAAAGACCCATAAAAGACCAAAAAACCAAAAAAAAAATCGGACGGCGCTTAACGCGCCGTTTTCCATTTTAAGTTTTTTCCTGGGCAATATGCCTGCGGCGCTGTTCCAATCCTAAACCCCAACTTCTAAGGGTGGAACCCTAAATAGTTTTTCTGCCTGCGGCGCTGCGTAACCCTAAATGTTGGGCATGCCTGCGGCGCTAATAAAATTTTCAAATTAAATAAAAAGTTTACATGTGAAAGGCACTATAGGTTTCGAATTACATAACGATCTTCACTCATCTTCGTCATGTCAGGCTCTTCATTGCAGAAGACAATCACATGGACATTCGTAGGGAGAACTTTCAGAGATGACTGGTATTTAGTTGAGAATACCATCCGATCTTTGAGCTGTTCGAGGACAGTGTACTGCAGGAACTCCATTCCTCCTCTAGGAACATTGACAAGAAAAATAGACTTGTCAGGATCAACTGCATAGCACATATCATCACGCTTTCCAACACCTAGGATCTGAACAGAATCCGGCCGAGTAGTAACCAGCCACTGCTGGAACCAAGTCTTTCCCTTACCACCAACGGAGTCAACATAAAAGGTGCAAGTTCGATCATCAGCAGGTGCATCCAATTCATCTGCCAGTTCTCGTTGCCAGTCGCGAGGTTCGCCTTGACGTATAGAAGGAGGAGGTGCACGAAGACGGGCAAGTCGCATGATATCAATTCGCTTGAGAAGAGCAACCGGTTGAAGAATAGCAACTTCGCGTTCAGTCGGAGCGCGACCATTGTCAGCGATAAACTCGTCCAACCAATCGACAAGTCTCTCTAGGTCCTTCCGCTTCCCCTGTTGGGCTGGGAGTTCTCCACGTTCCAAGTAGTCTCCAGATTTCTTGCAGTAAAGAGAAGCCTGCGCGCTGGTTCCATTTGCAGGCTCCCAGTGTCCGCCACCGATGTCGGAGATGATGGCTGTGCGGCGGCGAGCGTTCGTAAAAACAACAAATCCCTGGAGGTGCGGCGTGTTAGTGGTGGGCGCAACCTCCCTTCCGTAGACGAGGTAGACACACTCAATCTCTGCAAGTCTCGCGATATGGCCATCGTCATAGTTGTTGATTGTAAAGACCCAACGTTTAGCACGAAAAGACATGATGTGAAAATTGTGGCACAGAAGTGTGCGAGGGGTAATAATGCACCCTCGCACAAAGTTCATGCCAACGGAATTTCATGCCGACATAAAACGTGAGAACACGGTTTGCATTATGTATCAACGAAAAAGAAAATACAAACGGTCGTTCAGCAGAAAACGTTCGAAACGTGTTCGCCGCAACGGAAAACGGTCGTTAACAAATAAAATAAAAGCCGTTGCACTAAAACAAGTTGAAACAAAAACGGTTGGCGGCTGTTATTCTTTTATATGCAACACTGAAAATACAGTATTCCCAGGATCAACCGTCGGATTTAACGCTCTCGGTTTAAACGACATTACTATCCATAGTGATTCAAATGAACAATGGAATACAAGATACGGCAAGCAATATATCTATCTAGGTACCCAATTGAAGTTTGCCTTCGGGCAGACTGAAAATGCTACCTTAGCAGACGTGACTAACCCAACTATAGCTCTACAAAGGGCTATCATGGTTAGAATTCTAGTAGTCAGCAACAAGAGAAACATGAGAGGAACTGCTACACCTTTGGCCACAGATGCTATCTGGCTAGATCAACAAAACACGAATGTAGCATTTGAACCAACTGCCAATGGAACATTAAACGTGTTGTCTTACAGGCTAGACCCGAAACTATATACGGTCCACCATGACAAGGTAGTTTCGCTAGGTGGTGGTGGAAACGGTTTCGGGAGCAAGATGGTTAATATGTGGTTAAAACCTCCCAAGAACGGCAAGAAAATTAATTGCAATGACGATCTCGCGGGAGATGGGGGCCAAGATGTGCGCTATTGGGTTTTCTGGGTAGCTTACGACCCAGCAGCACCGGGGGCGGGCATAGAACCTGCTCCCGCTGAAGATGTGAAATACTACAAAGCAGCAGTTTGTTTTAAAACATACTTCAAAGACCCATAAAAGACCAAAAAACCAAAAAAAAAA